ACAAACGGAAGAGCGACTGACCATGCTTGATCGGAAAACGCACGCGGCGGCGCGGCCGCCCCTGGCCATGGCGGCAGAGCCCGCCGCACCCCACCGCAAGGCGTTCAACGCCTATCTGCGCAGCGGCGACGACGATGCGCTGCGCGGGCTGGAGCTGGAGGGCAAGGCGATGTCCACGGCGGTGAACAGCGATGGCGGCTACCTGGTGGACCCGCAGACCGCTGAGGCGGTGCAGTCGGTGTTGCTGTCGACCGCGTCGATCCGCGCGGTGGCGGCGGTGGTGCACGTGGAGGCGACATCCTATGACGTGCTGATCGACCACAGCGAGGCCGGCGCGGGCTGGGCCACCGAGACCGGGGCCGTCAGCGAAACCGATACGCCGCTGATTGACCGTATCTCGATCCCGCTGCACGAGTTGAGCGCGCTGCCCAAGGCGAGCCAGCGGCTGCTCGATGACAGCGCCTTTGACATCGAGGGCTGGCTGGCCGGGCGCATCGCCGAAAAATTTGCCCGGGCCGAGGCCGATGCCTTTGTCAACGGCGACGGCACCGACAAGCCGACCGGATTTCTGACCCATACCAAGATCGACAACGGATCGTGGTCCTGGGGCAAGCTGGGGTATGTCGTATCGGGTGCTTCCGGGAGCCTGCCCGACGCCGATCCGGTCGTCGATCTGGTCTATGCGCTGGGGGCGCAGTACCGGGCCAACGCCAGTTTCGTGATGAACTCCAAGACCGCGGGCGTGCTGCGCAAGATGAAGGATGCCGACGGGCGGTTCCTGTGGTCCGATGGGCTGGCCGCGGGCGAACCGGCGCGGCTTCTGGGGTATCCGGTGCTGATCGCCGAGGACATGCCTGACGTGGCCGCCGATGCCTTTGCGGTGGCCTTCGGAGATTTCCGCGCCGGCTATACCGTGGCCGAGCGGCCCGATCTGCGGGTTCTGCGCGATCCCTTCAGCGCCAAGCCGCATGTGCTGTTCTACGCCACCAAGCGGGTGGGCGGCGATGTCAGCGATTTCGCCGCGATCAAGCTGCTGAAATTCGGCACCGTGTAACGCGGACCGGATCACGGCGCCGGGCAACCGGCGCCGTGGCGGGCGCGTGCCGGGATAACCCCTCGTGTTGTCTAGCTGCTCCCCTCCGTCCGAGCGACACGGGGGCACGGTGCGCGTCCGCGCGGGCGATCGGAGCGGGGCCGGAGTATAGGCCCGGAACATCGGAGAAAGCGAATGATGTTGAGCGAAGTGACCACGATCGCGGATGCCGCGCTGCCGGTGGTGCAGTTCCGGTCGCATCTGCGGCTGGGCAGCGGGTTCGGCGAGGACGACCTGCAGGACGAATTGCTGAAGGGGTTCCTGCGCGCGGCCGTCGCGGCGATCGAGGCACGTACTGGAAAGATCCTGTTGGCGCGGGATTTCAGCTGGGTCGTCCATGCCTGGTCGGATCCCGAGGGCGCGCGATTGCCGGTGGCGCCGGTTTCGGCGGTGACCGGTGTCGTGCTGGTCGATGCGGCGGCGGCGGAGGTTGCGGTGGACCCGAGCCGGTACTGGCTGGAGCAGGATTCGCAGCGGCCGGTGTTGCGGCCCGTCGGGGTGCTGTTGCCGACGATCCCGACCGCTGGCCATGCGCGCATCGCGCTCAGCGCCGGGATGGCGGCGGACTGGGGCGGGTTGCCGGCCGACCTGGGCCAGGCGGTGCTGCTGCTGGCGGCGCATTACTATGCCTACCGCGAGGAAACCGCGCTGGTGGCGGGCTGCATGCCGTTTGGCGTCAGCAGCCTGATCGAGCGTTACCGCGTGGTGCGTTTGGGGTCGGGGGCGGCGCGATGAGCGCGCCGGTGCTGAGCCGTCGGCTGGTGCTGGAGGCGCCGGTGCGGGTGCCCGATGGCGCCGGCGGCGCGATCGAAAGCTGGACGAGCCTGGGCACGCTCTGGGCGGAGGTGCGGCCGCGCAGCGGGCGCGAGCGGGCGCAGGCGGGCGAGCCGGTCTCGACCATGGGGTATCGCATCGTGGTGCGCGGCGCGCCGGCGGGCTCGGCGCAGCGCCCGGCGCCGGAGCAGCGATTTCGCGATGGCGCGCGGCTCTATCTGATCCGTGCGGTGGCCGAGCATGACCCGGCGGGGCGGTTCCTGACCTGTTTCGCCGATGAGGAGGTGGCAGCATGAGCTACGCGATGGCCGCGCCGCTGCAGGCGGCGGTGTATCAGCTGTTGTCCGGTGACGCGGCGCTGGCAGCGCTGGTGGGGGGGGCGATCTATGACGGGCTGCCGGCCGGCGCTTTGCCCGAGACCTATGTCAGCCTGGGTGCGGAGACGGTTCGGGATCGTTCGGACCGGGAGGGCGCCGGGGCGCTGCATCGGTTCACGGTGTCGGTGATCAGCGAGGCGCAGGGGTTTGCCGCCGCGAAGCAGGCGGCGGCGGCGGTCGGCGCGGCATTGGTGGATGCGACGCCGGCGTTGAGGCGGGGCCGCGTGGTGGGGATCTGGTTTGAGCGCGCGCAGGCGCGGCGGACCGGCAGCGCCGGACAGATCCGGCGCATCGACCTGAAATTTCGTGCCCGTGTCGAAGACGCATAGGCGGGCCAGAGCAGGAGGCGGCAAATGGGTGCCCAGAACGGCAAGGATCTGTTGATCAAGGTGGACATGACCGGCGACGGGCTGTTCGAGACCATCGCGGGGCTGCGCGCCACGCGGGTGAGCTTTAACGCCGAGAGCGTCGATGTGACCAGTTTGGAAAGCCAGGGCGGCTGGCGTGAGCTGTTGTCCGGCGCGGGGGTGAAATCGGCGGCGATTTCCGGCTCGGGCGTGTTCAAGGACGCGGGCACGGACGAGCGCGCGCGACAGCTCTTCTTCGATGGGGAGGTGCCGGACTTCCAGGTGATCATCCCCGATTTCGGCATTGTCGAGGGGCCGTTCCAGGTCACCGCGCTGGAATACGCCGGCAGCCATGACGGCGAGGCCACCTACGAGATGTCGATGGAGAGCGCCGGGGTGCTGGTGTTCTCGGCGGTCTAGGGGATGGCGAATTTTTTAGCAAATCCCTGGGCAGGCGAGGTGGCGCTGGTGATCGGTGGCGAGCGGCGGGTGCTGAAGCTGACGCTGGGGGCGCTGGCGGAGCTGGAGGAGCGGCTGGGCGAGGACACGCTGGTGGCACTGGTCGAACGGTTCGAGGGCGGGCGGTTTTCCAGCCGCGACCTCTTGGCGCTAATCCTGGCCGGGTTGCGCGGCGGAGGGGCCGACTGGGGGCCGGAGGACCTGATGCGGGCCGAGATCGAGGGCGGGCCGCTGGGGGCGGCGCGGGCGGCGGCGGAATTGCTGGCGCGGGCGTTCACGGTGCCGGGCGGCGCATGAGTGGGATCGACTGGCCGGTGCTGATGCGGGCGGGGATGCAGGGGTTGCGGCTGTCTCCAGAGGCGTTCTGGCGGCTGACCCCGGCCGAACTGGCGTTGATGCTGGGGCAGGGGCAGGGCGCGGCGCCGATGACACGGGCGGGGCTGGCGGCGCTTGAGGCGGCCTGGCCCGATGCGACAAGGGATGCAGGGAATGGCGGACGACGGGGCGATTGACGATCTGGCGGTGGCGGCGGAGGGGCTGGAGGACAGCCTGGGCGGCGCCGTGGGCATGGCGGCGCAGTTCGAGGCCGAGCTGGCCCGGATGCGCACGGCGCTGGCGGCGACGGGGCGCGATGTGGCCACGCTGGAGCGCGGGTTCTCGCGCGGGTTGCGGCGGGCCTTCGACGGGGTGGTGTTCGACGGCAAGAGCCTGTCGGATGCGCTGGACGGGTTGGCGCAGACGATGGTGCAGACCACCTATTCCGCCGCCATCAAGCCGGTGACCGATCAGTTCGGTGGGCTGCTCGGCGACGGGGTGCGCAGCCTGGTCGAGGGGTTGTTGCCGTTCGGGAACGGCGCCGGGTTCGCGCAGGGCCGGGTGATGCCCTTTGCCAGCGGTGGCGTGGTGCGCGGCGCGACCCTGTTCCCGATGCGCGGCGCGACAGGGCTGATGGGCGAGGCGGGGCCGGAGGCGATCCTGCCGCTGGCGCGGGGTCGCGACGGCAAGCTTGGCGTGCGCGCGGGGGCGGGCGGCAGCGCGGTGAACGTGGTGATGAACGTCACCACCCCCGACGTGACCGGGTTCCAGCGCAGCCGGGGCCAGATCGCGGCACAGATGCGCCGGGCGTTGGCGCAGGGTGGACGGAATCTCTGAGGTGGGGAAAGAGCGATGAATTTTCACGAGGTGCGGTTTCCCGCCTCGCTGAGCTTCGGCTCGGTGGGCGGGCCGGAGCGGCGGACGGATATCGTCACACTGGCCAACGGGTTTGAGGAGCGCAACACGCCCTGGGCGCATGCGCGGCGGCGCTATGACGCCGGGCTGGGGATGCGCTCGCTGGATGACGTGGAGGTGCTGATCGCCTTTTTCGAGGCGCGGCAGGGGCAGATGTACGGGTTTCGCTGGAAGGACTGGTCGGACTACAAGTCCGGCCGCGCACGGGCGGAGGTCCACTTTGACGATCAGGAGATCGCGCGGGGTGACGGCGCAACCACGGTGTTTCAACTGCGCAAGGTCTATCGCTCGGGGCCGCACAGCTATGCCCGCCCGATTGCAAAGCCGGTGGCTGGAACGGTGCGGGTCGGGCTGGAGCAGGATGAGTTGCAGGAGGCGGTCGACTATACCGTGGACACCGGCACCGGGCTCATCACATTTTCCCATCCGCCGGGGATCGGGCTTGCGGTGATGGCCGGGTTCGAGTTCGACGTGCCGGTGCGGTTCGACACCGATGGCATCCAGACCAGCGTCGCCAGTTTCCAGGCCGGAGACGTGCCAAACGTGCCGGTGGTGGAGGTGCGGGTATGAGCGCGGGCGTAACTGGCGGCATGAGCGAGGCGTTCCGTGCCCATGTGGAGAGCGGCGTGACGACGCTGTGCCGGTGCTGGGCGCTGACCCGGAGCGACGGGGTGCAAATGGGCTTCACCGACCATGACCGGACGCTGACGTTCGACGGCATCACCTTTCGGGCCGAGACAGGGCTGTCGGCGCAGGCGGTGCAGCAGGCGACCGGGCTGGCGGTGGACAATACCGAGGCGATCGGCGCGCTGAGCGATGCGGGGTTGCGGGACGAGGAGATCGAGGCCGGCCGGTTCGACGGGGCAGAGGTGCGGGCCTGGCTGGTGAACTGGGCCGATGTCTCGGTCCGCTGGTTACAGTTTCGCGGCACGCTGGGCGAGATCCGGCGCGGTGGCGGGGCCTTTCATGCCGATCTGCGCGGGCTGACGCAGGCGTTGAACCGGCCGCTGGGGCGGATCTATCAGACCGCCTGCACCGCCGTGCTGGGCGACGGGGGCTGCCGGTTCGACCTGACCACGCCGGGCTATGCGGAGGAGCGCGCGGTGGAGGGCGTGGAGGGCGCGCGAGTGTTTCGCTGGAACGACCTGTCCGGGTTCGAGCCGGGCTGGTTCGCACGCGGGCGGCTGGAGGTTCTGAGCGGCGCTGCGGCGGGGCTCTGGGGGGGGATCAAGCGCGACGAGACCGATGCGGAGGGGCGCGAGATCGCTCTGTGGGAGCCGCTGCGGGCAAAGATTGCGCCGGGCGACCTGCTGCGGCTTGAGGCCGGCTGTGACAAGCGGATGGAGACCTGTCGGCTGAAGTTCAACAACCTGCGGAATTTCCAGGGGTTTCCGGATATTCCGGGCGAGGATTGGGTGGTTTCAGTGCCGAAATCGACCAGCCCCAACACCGGGGGCAGCCTGCGGTGAATGGTGTTGTAATCCAAGGGCGTCCGGAGGTCGTGGCGGCGGCGCGCGGCTGGCTTGGCACCCCCTATCGCCACCAGGCGTCAAGGCGCGGGGCGGGGGCCGATTGCCTCGGGCTGGTGCGCGGGGTCTGGCGCGAGTTGCGCGGCGCGGAACCCGCGCGGGTACCGGCCTATACAATGGACTGGTCCGAACCGCAGGGGGAGGAACGGTTGTGGCAGGCGGCGCGGATGTACCTGGTGCAAAAACAACGGACGCCGGAACCCGGTGACGTGGTCCTGTTCCGGATGCGGGCGGGTGCCGTCGCGAAACACCTGGGCATCCTGGCCGAGGTCGGCGCGATGCCGACCTTTGTGCATGCCTATGCCGGGCGCGGGGTGATCGAAAGCCCGCTGAGCGCGCCCTGGGCGCGGCGGGTGGTGGCGCGGTTCGAATTTCCAAGGAGGGAGCGCTGATGGCGACGATACTTCTCTCGGCGGCGGGGGCGGCGATCGGCGGCTCGGTGGGCGGCACGCTGGCGGGGCTGTCCTCGGTCGTCGTCGGCCGGGCCGTCGGGGCGACGATGGGTCGGCTGATCGACCAGCGCCTGTTGGGGCTGGGGGCCGACCCGGTGGAGACCGGGAAGGTTGACCGGTTTCGCCTGATGCAAGCGGGCGAGGGCGAGCCGATCGCGCAGGTCTATGGCCGGATGCGGGTGGGCGGACAGGTGATCTGGGCCTCGGACTTCCAGGAGACCAGGACCACGCGCGGCGGCAAGGGGGCCGCGCCTTCGCGCAGGGTGACCGAATACAGCTATTCGGTGTCGCTGGCGGTGGCGCTCTGCGAGGGCGAGATCCTCAGCGTCGGGCGGGTCTGGGCGGATGGTGAGGAGGTGTCGCGCGCCGATCTGAACATGCGGGTCTATCCCGGCAGCGCGGATCAACTGCCCGATCCGTTGATCGAGGCAATCGAGGGTGCGGGCATGGTTCCGGCCTATCGCGGCACCGCCTACGTGGTGCTGGAGGATGTGGACCTGGCGCCCTTCGGCAACCGGGTGCCGCAGCTGTCCTTCGAGGTGCTGCGGGCCGAACAGCCGGGGGCCGGGGGATATGATCATGCCCCGGCGCAACTGGTGCGCGGGGTGGCCCTGATCCCAGGGACGGGGGAATACGCGTTGGCAACCTCGCCGGTCTATTACAATGACGGGCCCGGCAGCCGCCGGGCGGCGAACCTGAGCACGCCCTCGGGGCTGGCGGATTTCCCGCGTGCCTTCGAGCAGTTGTCCGAGGAGTTGCCATCCTGCGAGGCGGTATCGCTGGTGGTGTCGTGGTTCGGCGGCGATCTGCGCTGCGGTGAATGTCGGTTGGTGCCCAAGGTCGAGCAGAAGGAGGCCGAGGGCGAGGGGATGCCCTGGCAGGTCGCGGGGCTGACGCGGGACGCGGCCGGGCAGATCGTGCTGGTGGACGATCGTCCGATCTATGGCGGAACACCGGCGGATACCGCGGTGGTCGAGGCGATCCGGCACATGCGCGCCGCCGGGAAACGGGTGATGTTCTATCCCTTCATCCTGATGGACCAGCTCGCGGGAAACGGGTTGCCCGATCCCTGGATCGGGGCGGAAGATCAGCCGCACCTGCCCTGGCGCGGGCGGATCACCCTGTCGCTCGCCCCCGGCGTGGAGGGCAGCCCGGACGGCTCCGCCGCGGCGGATGCAGAGGTGGCGGGTTTCATGGGCTCCGCCACGGCGGCGGATTTTTCGGCGGGGGACGGCGCGGTCACCTACTCCGGCCCGGAGGAGTGGGGCCTGCGGCGGTTCATCCTGCATTACGCGGCGCTTTGCGCTTCGGCGGGAGGCGTGGACGCCTTTTGCATCGGATCCGAACTGCGCGGGCTGACCCAGATCCGGGGCGCGACGGGCTTTCCCGTGGTGCAGGCGCTGCGCGATCTGGCGGGCGAGGTGCGCAGCATTCTGGGGCCTGAGGTCAAACTGGGCTATGCCGCCGACTGGTCGGAGTATTTCGGTTACATGCCGCAAGACGGCAGCGGCGACCGCTATTTCCACCTCGATCCGCTCTGGGCCGATGCGGAGATCGATTTCGTCGGTATCGACAATTACATGCCGCTGTCGGATTGGCGCGAGGGCGCGGATCATCTGGATGCGCAGGCCGGGTGGGAGAGCATTTATGACCCCGCCTATCTCGACGCCAATGTCGAAGGCGGCGAGGGGTTCGACTGGTATTATCATTCGCCCCAGGCCGAGGCGGCGCAGATCCGCACGCCGATCAGTGATGGGGATCACGCGGAACCCTGGGTCTGGCGCTACAAGGATCTGCGCGGCTGGTGGGGCAACGATCATCACGAGCGGATCGGCGGGGTGCGGCAGGCCACGGCCACGGCGTGGGAGCCGGGGATGAAGCCGATCTGGTTCACCGAACTGGGCTGCGCCGCGATCGACAAGGGCACCAACCAGCCGAACAAGTTCCTCGATCCGAAATCCTCGGAATCGACGCTGCCGAGGTATTCCAATGGCCGACGCGACGACCTGATCCAGCTGTGTTACCTGCAGGCCCAACTCGGCCATTGGGACAAGGACGGGAACAACCCGCTGTCCGAGGTCTATGGCGCGCCGATGCTGGATCTGGCGAACGCCTATGTCTGGGCTTGGGACGCGCGCCCGTTCCCGAGTTTCCCCAATCGCACCGACCTGTGGAGCGACGGCGACAACTATCTGCGCGGGCACTGGCTGAACGGGCGCATGGGCGCACGCCGGCTGAATTCGGTGATCGAGGAGCTTTGCGCGCGTGCCGGGCTGCACGATATCGATACCGATCGGGTGCATGATATCCTGCGCGGGTTTCGCATCGACCGGATCGACGATGTGCGCGCGGCACTGCAGCCGCTGATGCTGCGTTACGCGGTGGACTCGGTGGAGCGCGACGGGCTGCTGCGATTCCTCCCGCGTGACGGTCTTGGCGAGGTGGCGCTGGATCGCGCCGCCCTGGCCGAGAGCGACGAGATCGAAGGGCTGATCGAACAGGCGCGCGAGCCCGAGGCCGAACTGGCCGGGCGGGTACAGGTGCGGTTCGTTGAATGGGGCGGGGATCACGACGTGACCGCCGAACAGGCAGTGCTGGCCGATGATGCCACTCATGCGGTGGCGGTGACCGATCTGCCATTGGCGATGACCCGGGACGAGGGGCGCGCGGTGGCCGAACGCTGGCTGACCGAGGCGCGGGTGGCCCGGGAAAGCGCGCGGCTGTCCCTGCCGCCGTCGCGCATGGCGCTGGGTGCGGGCGAT